GCCGCGGCGATTCCCTTAATTCCGCCGCCGTGTTCCTCATACGCGGACTTGATATTCGATAACTTTTCAGAAATCGTATCTTTCGCCGCTTGCATAATGGATCCGGCTGTTTTTTTGATGGACGAAAACGCGTCTGAAACCTTGCTTTTGATTACAGATAACTTTCCGCCTGTCGCTGTGTCGATCGCATTAAAAGCACCCACGACGACGCCTTTCAGCGCGTTCAGTGGCGCCAGCGCCAGCGAAGACAGGGCGCGAAATGCACCTGAAAAGATATTTTTCAGTCCGTCAAGGGCCTTCGACCAGTCACCCGTGAAGACGCCGCTAATAAACTGAACGACGCCCTGGAAGGCCTGTTTCACGCCCGAAAAGATATTTGTGATCGTCTGTTTCCAACTTTCGAATACAGACGAAAGGAACGCAAAAGCAACCGGGAATTTGTCTGCGAATTCCTGAATTGCGGCCGAAGCCTTTTCTTTCAGGTTGTTAAATACGCCGACGATCCAGTCGCCCAACTGTGACGCCTTTTCTTTCACGGTGTCCCAGTTTTTGTATAGCAACACGCCGATCGCGATAACCGCCGCGATTGCCACACATACAAGCCCGATCGGACTTGTTAAAAATGCGAAAGCCGCGCCCAGTGCCGAAGTGACGGCCGTTCCGACCGCGCAAATAGCGTTCCAGGCTGTCAAGGCCGCCGTCTGCGCCCATGTGGCCGCTGTGCTGATTCCTTTAACAACTGCGTCCTTTGCGTATAATGCGTATAGATAGGCCGTTTCCAGCTTGTCCTTTGCCTTCAACGCAAGATTCACGATCATGGCTTTCTTTTCCGCGCCAAACACTACCACAAGGGCCTTGACGGCTTTTACCGTGTTCATAGTGTCCTTTGCGAATTTAACCATCTTCACCGCCGCAACTGCTCCGGCGATTCCGGTAATAATCGGGATAAGTAGTCCCCATTCGTCTAATTTCTGATAAACTGTCGCCGCGGCTCCGATAACTTTCATCATGGCGCCGATAACGGCCGGAATTGCGACCGTGGCAATATAGGAAATGGCCGGTTTTGCCTTCTCCCATGCCTGGAACAATTTGTCTTTCAGATCCAGAGCGACCGCGATCACTTTGTCGATCGCTGGCTTGTTTTCTTCAATTTTCGCCTTGATATTCTCGAAGGCCGTGATTCCCGTATCACGTAAAAAAGTAAATGCGTCCGCGGCTTTCGTGCGGATCTCGTCAAAAGCCGGCTTCGCCTGGTTAAAGGCCGCGATTGCTTTATTCGCGAAATTCTCCGCCGCCGGAACGACTGTGTTATAAAATGACTGTGCAACGCCGACCGCGCGGTCAGTAATCGACGGGAGTACATCAGCAACCCCTTTGATTGCGTCCTTTGCAAGTGGCGCGAATACCTCGCACAATCGAATTTTAGCGTCGTCAACCGCCGAACCAAAAATCGCCATTGCGCCCGGTAACGTGTCCGTCATGGTGTCGGCCATTGCGTCCAGGGCGCCGTCGGAATTCTCGAAGGCTTCCGTTAGCTGTGTCCAGGTGGACGCGGCCCCGTCTGCGCCTTCTGCGACGCCTTCCAGTAAATAGCCAAACTGGGTATAATAGTTCGTGCCGGCGATTGCCGCCATGTAGTTGTTTTTCTGCTCCTGGGACAGTCCAGACATCGCGCCGTTTAATTCCACAAGAATATCTTGCATATTCCGCATTGCGCCGGAACTGTCGTAAATAGAAACGCCCAGTTCCTTAAATGCTTTCTGTGCGACGTCCTTCGTTGTCATTCGAACCAGCATAGAGTTCAAAGCCGTTCCGGCTTGCGCTCCCTTGATACCATTGTTCGCAAGGATACCCAGGGCCGCGGCGGTCTGCTTATAGTCCATACCGGCCGATTTTGCGGCGCCACCACAACCGATCATTGCTTCCATTAAGGCTTGCGCGGTTGTGTTCGATTTATTATTCGCCTGGACAGCGACGTTCAAGTAATTCGTTAGATCGTCAACGCCCAGGCCCAACGCACTCATTGAGTCAGTTACCAAGTCCGAACAGGTGGCTAGATCCATCGAAGTAGCTTCTGACAAGCGAAGAACCGGTTCCAACGCCGAAATTGAGTCGTTCACGTTCCAGCCGGCCAAACTCATATAGCCTAATGCCTGGGCGGCTTCCGTGGCCGTCTTCGTCGTGCGTTTTCCCATCTCCTGGGCCGCCGCTTGAAGCTGTTTATATTCGTCTTCGGTCGCTCCGGCAATACCGGCCGTTTCGGCCATTGCCTGGTTAAATTCCGAATATGTGTCCACCGCGTCTTTGACAAAATCGCCAATTTTAACGGCCGCGAAGGCGGCTGTTGCTATCTTCGCGGCCGTTTTTGCGGCTTTTCCGATTGAATCTAATTTGTTATTAACTCCACTAACCGATTTTGTGAGTGAACTTTGGATTTTTCCACCGATTTCAAGCGCCAGTTCGTAGCTTGTTTTCTTTGCCAATTTCGCTCACTTCCTTTGCTATGTCGATATACTCGTCAAGCGGAAGATCTGTGAAAAAATCTATTCCGGTGTTTGTTGCCATCGCAAGATGGACGGCCGTTTTTTGAATGTCGGCCCCGGAATCGTGCCTTACTCGTCTTTGTACAAAAAACCCACAACGGCGTTTTTAATCTTCTGGATCTCTGCGGCCGGAAGATCTTCGAAAAACTCCGCCGGAAGTCCGGTCACTTTGGTAGCGACGATCTTCGCGTATGTGGTTGTGCTTTCAGGTACGAAGCTAGATACACCGGTCTTGTTGAAAGCCTTTTCGATGGCCGTCAATGTACGTCCGGTCAGATCTTCCAGCCCGTGAAGATCTAATTCTGTGAACGTGTCGTCCTCGAATTTGTAGGGCTTTCTGAATTTGACGATCAGCTCGTCTTCTTCTTCCTTCTTCGGAAGAAGGGTATCGGCGATTTCCTCGTTTGCCGGAACGACTGCGATTTCATCGCCGCCGATCATGTCTTCTCTTTTCTGCTCTTTGTTCTCTGTCATTGCTTATTTCCTCTCTTTCCTAGATCTGGCTTCTTACTTTCTGCAAACGGTCAACGCCGTTCAGCTTCCAGATCATATTGTATTTATCAAGTTCCAGGACGGTAGTTCCAGCGATCGCGATCTTGCAGTAAGTAACTTCACGGGTGACTTTCGGTTCGCCCTTGCCGCCCTTTTTTAAGGATCCCAGGTCAAACGCCTTGACTTTTCCCTTTGTCGTTACGACAAGGCTTTCAAAGTCGTTTGTCTGGGTTGCGGTATTTAATACCTGCATAGATCCGCGGTAAGTAATCTGGCCGGTCTGGGTGATGAAATCGAAATATTCGCGGCTGATATTGCCGAAAGTTGTTTCAGTTTCCAAGGAACCGAAAGCGCCTTCGATCGCTTCTTCGATTTCGCCGGCGATTCCGGCCCCGTCGATGGTTTCCGTCATAGATTCGAAGTTCGGAAGCGTTACTTCGTTGGAAACTCCGACGTACTTGTGGCCGGCTCCGTAACTGTTGAAATTGTTTAAGACTGTCGGAATCTTATAGCCCATTATTCGCCACCCCCTTCAAGTGCGTTCTGTGTAATGGTAGGATCAAATTCAAAGACATTGTGAATGTCTTCGGCCGGTGTATATCCGCCGATCTTCGTGTGAAATTTGATAGAGCCATTCAGGATATTTGCAATCGGGTTTTCGTCGTGGTCGAAAGTGATTTCGCCGCCGGCGATGTCGTCGGATCCCTGTAAGCCGTTCAACTGCATATTAAAGCCGGAAACAACTTCGTCGATCAGACGGTAATTCGTCAGGTCGTCCACGTCCTTGAAGAATGTAAGTTTGAAATTGTTTTCAATGTAGTCAAAAATTGTTACAATGTTGATCCAGCGGTCAATCGGATCCGTGGAAGACGGATAAACCGCGGTATTATTGCCCCAGTTCTTCCAGCCGTTCATATTGATAGCGGTAACGACTCCGCAAGCGTTACAATAATCGTTTGCTTCGTCCATATCAGGAAGAACTTCGGAACCGTCCGCCAGGCATAAGCCGGTGATCTTCGCGTCTTTGTTGGATGGGGAACGGGACGGAATACCGTTATTATTTGCGGCTAAATACTGTAAATTTGCCGCCATCATGGCTGAATAGTACAGTTTATAGTCGCCAACCTTTACCATCGGCCACATAACAATTTCGCCGCGGCTGGAAATGGCGTTGTTGTCCTTGAATTCCTTTACCTTGTCAATGGAATCCGCCTTTCCTTCTGCGGAATCGACGTCCATCACCACTTTTCCGGTGAAAAGGCTGGAAATAGAAGACGCTTTCGCGTCCAGGGCCAATGCAACGGCCGGAACGTGCGACCAGCCAGGGGCCAGAAGCAAAGAAGGTACATATCCGTATTTCGGATAAACCATGTTTACCAGTTCCAGGCCAGTTTTCTTCTTTGTAACCGCGTCAATGGAACCGATCACGTCTTCATAAGTCACCGCGGAAGGATCTAACTGAACAAAGGACGCTTTCAGGCTCTTTTCTGATTTTGCCGCGCCGGTCTTCACGATGGAAACTGTCACGGTTCCGTCAGAAGTGAAAGAAGCGACATAATCTTCATCGGCCTTGTAGGTCGTTGTTCCGCCTTCGTTTGCAATATTTAACTGATCCAGAAGGATTCCTTCTTCGTCAATAACAATCTTTCCCCCTTCAACCGTGTAGGTTTTTGAAACGGACGCCTTAACGTGTTTCTTCGGATTCAGGACGTTAATCAGGATCAGCGGCGCAACTGCAAAAATGTTGAATGTCGCGTAAATACTCTGACAAAGTGTGTAGTTCTCGAAGTCGTTACAATAGCCAAGGGCGGTTACTGCGTCTTCTTTCTTTAAACACGCGAACGGCTTATTTACTGTGTCGTAAGGATCGGCGGCCAGGTTTACCGGCGCGGTTCCGACTACACACTGAATACAGCCGTCAGAAGTGACCGGAATCGAAATCGCGGTCGCCTGACGGCTGGTTCTAATACCATGTTTGTAATTAGACATTGCTTTTACTCTCCTTTCAGGATATTTTCAATCTCACTTCTGGAAATGGCGGCGATCTTGTCATACGCTACAGCTTCGGCCGTTCCTTCCGTGTCGATTGCTTTCTTTGTTTCCACTGTTTCAGCCAGCGGAACGATCAGGTTTTTAATGATGGGCTTTTTTTCTGCCAGTTTGGACAAGTTCGCCGGAAGTCCGTTTTCGAAAACGGATCCGTTTCTTGCCACTCCGCGCAAAGTAGGCCCCATGTACATAACTTTTTTATTAGTCATACTCTGTCTCCTCTATCATCGGTTTGTTTACCGCCCATAAAGTCGTCATACCGCCGAAAAACTTCGGCCAGGTGTCGTCTTCCTGGAACTTCTTCGAAACCGGTAATTGAATTCTGAAACGGTCTGCAATCAGCCGCTTCTTCAAAAATCGTTCTGAAATCAGGTTCAGAACATTTGCAACGTCAAAATGGCCTTGCCGGTTCTCGTTTTTGTCGTTCAGGCCGACCAGGAAGTAAATCGAACAAATATTGTCGCCTTCTTCTTCCTGGATCACTTCTTCATCAAGGCACACCAGCACATAAGGAAAATGATCTTCGTCATTTTTCCCTTTCTTCGCCGGTAAATTCTGCGGATATACATTGAATTTCACGGGTTCCCCGTTGTTCAATGTGGTGTAGCCTTTCAGAACGTCCTTCACTTCATCGACAAGGGCTTTCTGTAAAAAAATGTCTGTCTGCATTTCTTACCCCTTCCGTAACAGGTTCGCGATTTCTGCGTCAATTCGCTTTTGAAGCGTTTCGTTCGCGTCGTCGTTAATAGCCTTCATAATTTTTTCATTTTTTATCATCTGTGGAACAGACGGGCCGTATAACTGCTTGATCGGAAGGCTTCGGCCGCTGGTACGTGTAAAAACGCCCTTGTGGCCGGATTTCATAATCGCGATAAACGACTTCGGATCGCCGTCTAATGGCTTTACGCCGCCGGCTTTCTCAACTCCGGCCTTGTAGACCTTTGGGGATCTGTTTTTTCCGCGATACCGGACGGGTGTTCCGGGACTTACCTTGAACTTTGAAAGGGCGACCCCGGTTCCGTTCGAAATAACCGCGGCTTTTAGGCTGGATTTTGTCGCTTTTGTGACTGTGATTGTTTTCTTCACGTCGCCACTGGAAACGAAATACTTCCCCGAAGTTTCCTTCGCCATGTTCTTTTTGGCGTTGGTAGTCGCGCGGTTGATCGCCCTGGCAACGACCAGCGGCGCCTTCGATTTCAGATTTCCCAGACGCTTTTCGACGTCCTCAATTCCAGTGACTTCGATTTTCTGGACGATCAATCCTGGTTCCCCGTTAAAATAATGGTGTAGCCGCCGAAGTCTTCCTTCACATCGGAAATCGGGTACATTTCGCCGTCAAATTCCATGTGCTGGCCAGCGACCGGTTCATAATCCAGGTCTTTTTTCTGCACGAAGAACAGAATGTCGTCCGTGAAGATTCCGCGTGTCTCGACGGTTTTTCCCATGCTCAACTCGATAATGCGGTCATTATCCAGGACAATGGGTACTTCTTTTCCGTCGATCATGTGGGTTTCTGCGAATTCGTTCATGTTGAAGAAAACACTGTCAAGGTCTTTTTCAAGCTGTTCCTTAAACGACTTCATGGCTCCGGCCCTTACTCCGCGTCGGCTTCGGCTTCTTTTTCTTCCTGGAAATTGATTACTTCATCGGCCAGATCGCCCACTTTTCTTTCCTCGTAATCGTCGCCCAGGTCAAGGCCGATTGAAAGCGCGTAAGCGTAAAGTTCCTTCTTTGTGCGGATCTTTCTTACTTCATCGGCGCTTTTATAGCCGCCAGGGGTCAGTTCGTCGAACATATCGCCGTCGGCCCCGCCCTCGTCGTCTTCCTCGATTTCATCGGCGGCGGCCACGCGCTCGTCGATCTCCACTAACTCGATGAATTTTCTTTTTTTCAGAAAATCCAGGTCGATTTTTGACATATCTGTCGGAAGAATGGATCCGGGCGCGTAAACCTTGCCATTTGTCCAAACTTCAACTTTTGTTCTGTATGCCATCTGTTGACACTCCCTTCATTAAGATCTGTTTACATAGATAACCGCCCAAGACTCCACATCAAACGGACGCGGAAGTGGCCTGGAAGTCAGGCGAAGCATTTTAACCTCGTTTTTCTCGTCGGCGTACTGCTTCGGAACAAGGCGTCCTTCGTAAGTCTGGAACTTCTTGTCTTCCATCTGGGTAACTGCTCCATACTCGATCTGGCCTTCGCCGTCGGAATGGCCCATCAGGACGGTTCCGTTCGGGATCATCGCTTCGTCTTCGCCCTCGTCATTTAAGAACCACTCGTCGTAGGTGTAAATATCAAGGTCAAGTTCCGCGATACGGCCGTAAAAAGTAAGGGCCGGATCCACGACACGCGGTTCGATCACGATGTTCTTCATGTTCAGCATATTCATAGCTTTTTCGACGAACGGGTTCGTTGTGAACTTCTCGATCACGTCGGAAGAAAAGATCGCAATGTCCGGGGCTTTTCCGGTCGCCTTGATGATTTTCTTTCTGATCTGGCGAAGGGTAGGAAGTGGATTGACGGTCGCAAGCGCCCAGTCCTGATCGGCTCCCAGGACAGTAATGTTTGAAAAGCCAAAATCGACCTGAACGTCAACGCCTTCTTCCTCGTCCACCACGTCGATTTTTCCTTCATAGAGGATCTGGCGGCACATCCACTCTTTTCTTCTTGCGATTGCTTCTTCCAGGTCTGTCATGTCCTTAGAAAGAAGTTCGTCCTCGCGTTCTTCCGGTGTTCTCTGACTGTAAACATTCTCACCGATCGCGCGTTTAGAAACATCATCGACGGTCAGCGGTCTTTCCGGCGCGATTTTTGGTGTAGTGAAGCTGTTTGTGTGGAAGCCCTGGCGTGTGATTACTTTTCCGCCGACTCTAGGGCTTACCAGCGGCGCCATGACGCGTTTTCCTTTTCTCACGTCAAATTCTACCTTTTCGGTGACGTGGGTTTCCTCGCCAGGGAAAAAGGTCTTCTGTAAAAATGTGCGGACGGGCGGCGTCTGGTCGATCGCGTCCATCATTTCACGGGTTGTATAATCAGGCATTGTCTTCTTACCCCCTTATTCGTATTTCTGGACGTTTGCAAGGTGGATCCCGATTCCTTTCAACTCGTCCTCGTAAGTGTCGATAGTTGCGCCAGCCTTAACCGCAACGGCGCCGCGGTTGAAATGGCCGGTAATATAGCATACTGCCGGAATATTGTCGCCTTCGGCGGCGGATCCGGTGTCCACGTCGTCGGTAAGAATACCGAACTCCTTCATTGTCACGGAAGAAACCGTTGTTCCGGCGATATAGCCGTTCTTGTCAGTTCCCTTCACGATCACGGTTCCGCGTTTCAATACTCCCTGGCCGCGTTTCAGGCCGATTCCCCCTGTCAGGATCGGGAAATCAGGGGAAACGATCAGCGCGTCCGGTGTGAATGTGCCTTCGTTTTTGTTGAATAACTGCATATTATTTCCCCCTTCTCTTGTCGCCCTTTAAGGCGTTGACTAAACCGCCGACTTTGGCTTCTCTCTGTTCGGCCTTCTGCTGGCTTCCGCCGTCGTTTCCAACATTCGGAACGGTTCCAACGCTTCCAGCGCCGGAGTTTGCCAGGTCGTCGGTAAGGTTGTTTAATGTTTTCTGTCCGGCCTGGTTGTTTGCGCGTAACTGTGCAAGGGCCAGATCTGCGGCGGAAAGTGGTTCTTCGTACTTCGCTTTCATCAAAACGTCGTTCGGAATACCGTTCGCGATAGAATCAATGTCTTTGAGTCTGTCACGTTCTGCCTTGATTGCTTCTTCCACGATCTGATTTACAAAATCGGGATAAGCGGTTCTTAACTGTGCGGCGTCCTGGATAGCCGGCGCCGCCGTTGCTGGTGTCATTCCCATTTCACTATTTCCTTTCTGTGTTGTTGGTGTATTTGAAAAAGTTCCGGTTTCTTTCTGCGGCGTTTTAGAAAGATTCTGAACCTTCTTCCGAACTTCATCGGGCGCGAATGTATTTACAAAATTCTTGAAATTATATCCGATCCCGTTCGCTGTCAGGACATTCTTGTCCGTGTAGGAATTCTGAAAACTGTCTTCGATCAGTTCATCACAAAAACCATTGTCGATCGCTTCCTGGCCGACGTACCAGCTTTCATTGTTCATCAATTCTTTGATTTCATCGTCCGTCTTTCCCAGGCGGTCGCGATATACGGACATAATGCTTTCTTTTACTTTGTCCGTAACTTCTGCCAGCTTTGCCAACTGCGCGGATGTATAAGATCCATAAAGTGTTACGCTGGGATTGTGGGCCATCAGGACGCCGTTCTTTGCGATCCGGCGTGTGCTGGCGGCCTGAAGGATAATTGTCGCCGCGCTGGCGCAAAGACCGATCACGGTCGCCGTAATTGTCGCTTTGTTCTGAATCAGGGCGGTATAAATGGCATTTGCCGCGAATACATCGCCGCCGCCCGACTGGATCAGGACGTTAATGTTCTTCTTGTCGCCCAGGGCCTTTAATTCATTGATGAAATTCCGGTATGTGACGCAATCGTCACTCCACCAATCTTCTTCGGACGAAATTGTCCCGAATAACTGTAATTCCGCACTGTCGCCGCCGGAATCAACGAAATTCCAGAATTTGTTGTTCGCCTGGGAAGCTGTGGCCGGAACGGCGTTCGTAAACCGGGCCGGTTTAGTCTTCTTCTCCATCTTCCTTTTTCTCCTTTTCTGTGATTGTTTCCGCGCTCTGAACTGATACAAGGCCGGCTTCCTTCATCATTTCGCCTTCCCTTGCAAGTTGCGCGATATTTGCTTCAAAGTCGCCGCCGGTCAGTTCGACGGTTTCCTTCTGCCTGGTTGAAAGTCCGACATTGATTCGTTTTTCTGCCGCCGCGACTTCCTTCACTGGATCAATCATTCCCTGGCTAGGCCCGTTCCACTGTGCGCCGCAATAGGCTTTTTTAATCATCGGATCCAGGAAAAAACCGGGCGCTTTCAGGCGTCCGGTTGCGATTGCTTCCGTCAGGAATATTTCATAAATCGGCTGGCATAAATCAGCCGCTAACCAGGTTCTTTTCATTCGAAACGCCTTCCAGGCTTCCAGAAGTGCCGCCCTGGAAGCGGAATAGCTGGAAGTAAAGGATTTCGTCAGAAGTTCGACCGGAATTTCAAGCGCGGCCCCGACATACTTCGCAAGGGCCGTCACGAAGGCGTCGAAATTCGTTGACGGTCGTTTCGCGTCCGCAATCTCGACCTTTTCGCCCGGATTTAAGACGTTCACCATGCCAGGGCCTAGTTCATAGCTTGTCGGATCACTGGAAACACTGTCTTCGTCATCCACAACGCCGCCGAACCCGATGTCCGACGTCCCGTTCTCCGATGTAATAAAGACGGTAAAAAAACCATTGATAACGGCCGCCATCATTTCGGCTTCACTGTACCGCGTCAACTGCTTCAACGCTTCGATAACCGGCGCCAGATACGGGACGCCGCGGTACTGTTCCGCGCGTTCCGTCTCGTAAATCATAAGCACGTTCGGGGATCCGGTCTTATCTCCGAAGGCTTTTACCCTTGTCCATTTCTTTTCCGCCCGAAGTGTGCTGTTCGGGTAGGTGCTACAAATGTGATAGGCGACGATTTTCCCGGAATCGTCCACTTCCACGCCGTTATAAATCCGGTTGTGGGTGTTTGGATCCGTGGCGTACAAATACACGCTGTTTCCGGTCTGGTGTGGCGTGCTTATGCGATCTGCTTCGATCAGGTGAATTCGTAGGCCATACGGGTAAAATTTATAGGGCTTGTCGTACTCTAAAAGGACGCAAGCGTCGCCATTCATCAGCCAGGACATACACGCGACCTGTTGGATCTCGTAAAAATTGTTTACCCTGGTAGAATCACAAAACTTTGAGTCCGCCCACAAGGCGAATTCGCGTTCCGCGTCCTTCTGCCAGCGCTCTTTTTCCTGGCGGCTCATTCCCAGATAGTCGCCGTCGATCGTGCTTTTTAACTGTAAGCCCTGGCCGACGATGTTTGTTCGGTTTGTCTTAATGGCCGACACCGCCAGGGGCGCGGACATATAAAGGCTTCGGGATCTCTGCCGCAAGGTTGGAAGGTTCTTGTCGATGTCTTCCTGTGGTGTCTTGCTGTTTGCCAGCCATCCACGCATAGAATTTTTATTTCTGGAAGCGCCCGACTCGTCATACCCGGAATTTTGAAAGGAACGGATCATTTGCAATTTGAACCGGTCTTGTGTCCGGCGGAGTGCCGCGGACGGGTTGACAATCTCGACCGCTTTGTCGAAAATATTCAATTTTGCACCGCCTTTCTCAAATATCCCGTGGAATAAAACGACCGGCGAAATTCCTTCCGCCGGCTTCCAACTGTTCAACCTGTTTTTCTATGTCTTTGATCGTTGCCCGGATCGTGGATAAGTCCGCACGTTTCAGGCTTTTTGTTCCAATCACGTATTCCTGGTTTAATAAAACGGCTTCTTCTGCTTCATAGTACAGATTTAAGCGCTTTTTCAGTCTTTCCAGGCGTTCCTGTTTCACTCTACTTAACGCCATCTTATCAACCCCCCTTTACAACTGGACGCCGCGGCTTGCGACGCCTGTTTTTTTGGTAGCCTTCTTTTTCGGCTGTTTTTTCATGTAGTTTATACCGGCCTTGATTTTTCCTTCCAGAACGTCCCAGTTCGGACGAAGAATTTCCGCGGCCGCGGTGGAATAGTTGCGAAGATCCAGCGGTTCGTTTCGGGTTCCCGATTTCTTCACCCACTTAATGACTGGACGGCCGTCCTTAATGTGAACGACACGCTGTTCGCTATTGATACCCTTGATATAGGTTTCATTGTAACCACGTTCAGCGTTAATCGGAAAATGGCAATACCCCGGCCCTTCGTCAACCGTGTTTAATCTCGTCATAAGGATTTCTTTTCCACTGTCAACGCCCAGGATAAAGACCTTCACTTTATACTGGTTGTTTGTCGATACCTTGTGGATCAGTGGTATTCCAGGGCCGCCCATTCCTTTAATTCCATAAATGCGCTTGCCCTTGCGTTCCATCTTTTTCAGCCATTTATAACACTGTGTTGTGAAATGGCCGCCGGTATCAATACAAGTACACGCCAGAAGAAGGGATGTTCCGCTTGCGAAATATAATTCCCGGTCAAGGTATTCTTCCAGGCGATCCCAGGTTTCGTCTTTTTCCAGGTCGCCGAAGATCTTTTCATACCGGATCCCCCACGACTCATAGCCGCGGCCCCAGCCGGTGATCTCCACTTCGAAACGGTCGTCCTGGACATCGACGCCGGCCGTCAGAAGAAGAACGCCGTCCGGGATTTCTGCTTCGTAGCGTTCCCGGCGTGAAAGAAGGGAATCGTCGTCGGCACTCTTGCCGCGTTCTTCCCAGGTTTCGCCCAGACTGGTATTGATAAAGGTCTTCATTTTGTTTATGTCGCCGTTTTCCTTCAATTCCTTGTTAGCTTCCTGGAAATCCCGGATAATTTCTTCCCAGTGTTTCCAGGGCGACGCTAATTCGTTTAAGTGGAACGACCTTTTCCGGCGGCGATCCGGGAATTTCGCGATATATTTTCCGGTCTGCTGTTTCCAGTCCATTTCGGAAATGTGTTCACCGCAAAACGAACATTCCATTGTCGCGTCGGAAAAATGAATCCGCCCCCATTCGTAAGGCTGGAACCGGCCGCAACACGGGCAAGGAACACACCATTCTTCCTGTGAACCGGAAAGAAATTCCTTTTCAATCTGGCTTTCGCCCTTGATTGTAGGCGTTGAAACCTTGATTTTCTTTCGGTTCCAGAAGGTATTTGTTCGTTTTTCCGCTAATTTGATCGGATTTCCTTCGCCGCCAGCGCTGGCTGGGTATCTGTCCGTCTCATCCATCAGGACAATTCGGATCGGACGGGACGCCAGGGACGCCGGAGAATTCGCGCCGGCCATTGTAATATGACCGCCCGGAAATTTCTTGTGAAGAATTGTGTTCCCGGAATCCCTGGATTTTGAATCCTTTACTTTGTCCGTTAATGCCGGCGTGTCGCGGATCATCGGGGCCAGTCTGTCCTTCGAAAAGGCTTGCGCCATGTCAAGGGTAGGCTGGACAACCAGGATCGGCGCCGGATCGTAGTCAACATAATAGCCGATCGTGTTCAAAATCAATTCCGTTTTTCCGACCTGGGCCGAAGACATGATAACCACTTCTTCACACGCCGGATCGTTTACCGCGTCCAGAATTTCGCGCTGATATGGGGCGCGGTCTGTGTTCCACTGTCCGGGTTCCGCGGCGGACTCTGCCGAAAGTTTTCTGTACCGGTCGGCCCACTGGCTAACTGTCAGGATCGGGGGCGGCGCCACAATCTGGGCGATCTCGCGGAACAGTTTCACCGTTTTAAAGTCGATTTGAAGGTCAGATTTGTTCATCGTCTTCACCTTCCACGTATTCGTCACTATAAAAATCAGCCGGATTGTAGTCTTTTAATTCGTTCAGCGCTTCCGTGACTTCCGACGTCAGGCGTTCCTTGATATAACCGGCGTCGCGGTCTTCCAGGACTGGGGCAACTTTGGCCGGAATGTTCATCATTCTTGTTTTGAAGGACGATAACATATCGGTCATAACATGGCGAACGTCGTCCGCCTTGTGAAGTTCTCCCTTCATGGTCTGCAATTTCATTTCTGAAATATGACGCTTGACTCTTTCGTGAAGGGCTTTTTCTTCTTCGAAGTTCAGTTCGCCGTCTGGATTGTCGCCGTCGTTGCTGTCAACGGCCAGTTTCAGCGAAAGAATATAGTTCTTCAAGGAATCGACCAGGTTATAACGTCCCTTCGCCGCCCGGACGATGATTCCTTCTTCTGCCATCTGGCGGATCCTTCGGTCGGTGACTCCGAAAATGTTCCCCAGGACGGCCGCTGATACGGTCAGGCTGTCTATATCCGTGACTTTCGCTGATTCTGTTTCCTGTTTTGCCATACCTGGCCCCCTTTCTGCCGCCCGAAACGGAAACGGCAACTTTTGTTATTTTTTTTCTGTATCTGGGAAGATTTTGGGCCTCGTAGACCCGCAACAAAATTTTGTCCGGCGGAAGAACCTAAAATTTTTTCGGGAATTTTTTTCAAAAAACCGTCATGGCCGGTCGCTCCGTCGGTCGCTCCCCTCTCTTGTCATATCTTACTATTGTGTCAAATGGTCGGTGGACGTCCGCTTTCATTATAGTGCGAACAAAAGGCTACACCGTCACTTGTCACGCGCCCATTGTGTCAAGTACAGGGCAAAAAGAAAAAGAACTTCCCATTCTTCGCGCGTCTTCAAGGCGTGTCTGGGCGTTCTTTTATTTGCGGCCATGCTTGAAGGTCAGGCCCTTAATCAGTTTGTCTTTGTTGTCCTGGTTGATCCCGATGTACCGAAGTGTGACGCTTATGTCTGCATGGTTGAAGATCTCTTTCAGTGTCACGGCGTCGTGTGTCTGCTGGTACATATGATAGCCGAACGTCTTTCGTAATGTGTGCGTTCCTATGCTGTCCAGGCCAAACTTCCGGCCGGCCGCCGATAATATGTTATAGGCTTGCTGGCGTGTGATTGCTTTGTTCTGATAGTTCGGGGAACGGAACAGATATTCAAAGTCACGCTTCCCGGAAATATATTCGTCGATAACTGGCCGTAACTCTGAATTTATCGGGAAACGCTTTTCCTTCCCGGTTTTCTTCTCTCGAATATAAACCGCGTCTTTCCCCTTTACATCGCGCACGCGAAATTTTAGGATGTCAGAAATTCGAAGGCCCGTATAAATTCCGAACATAAAAAGGACGTAATCTCTTTCGTTGTTCGATTTCAGATAGTCGGCCAGATCCATAACAAGATCCATGTCCCGGATCGGTTCGACCGTGTTCATCGTTTACGCCCCCTTTCTTTTTCAGGCATGAAAAAAGCGCCGCATTTCTGCGACGCCTTTTCGAAGGTCTTATTGATCCACTTATCAACATACACATTATAGCACACGGGAACACGACATTTCCACGACATCTTTTACGACATTTTTACGACATAAAACACGACATGAAATACGACATTGTATTTTTACACTTCCCCGTGTATTTACTGGGTTTTTCGAACTTTCGGTCTTTCAAAAACCGGTTCAAATTTTTGAAAAATTTTCGTTTCAAAAAATTTTCATTTTCAGATCAAGCCGCGGTCTTTCATGTCCCCTTCGATCCGCTGTTCCTGGCGGACGGACAGACCGATTTTTTCGGCGGTTCTTTGCTGTGTCTCTTTCAAAATCACGCGGTTGTAATAGATTTTTTCTTCGTAGCCGGTCAGGCTCGAATAAATCTTTTGCACGCGCTTTTTGCTCCGGCGAAGTTCCTTCCGTTCCTCTGTCAGTGTTCGGATGTTCGCTTCGTCGCGCTGGATCAGTTCCAGCCCTTCCAGAAAAGAAATGTGAGTGCTAGGCGAAGACTCTTTCGAATAGTCAATTCCACCAACGCCAGAAGGGCCATTCCACCCACACATTTTTTTGATCTTGTCAATCGACCTTCTGTGATTTTTGATTCGCTCATTACACAACATAATTTG